AATGCACGCAAGACTCTGAAGAATTACAGGCGCTTGGAACGGATAGTTGGAAGATCTAGCATTGATATTAAGTCGCCAATTATCAGTGATATGCCACGAATTCCAACACACGGAAATAAGATTGAAGATGCCATTGTACAGTTAGCTGATGCAGAAGTGGAGATTAATGCGATGGTTTCAGCGTTAAAAGCGTTGAGTTTGATAAGCAGACAAGTGCTTCTCTACAGTTTTTGTTCAAAAGAAATTTATACGAATTATAAGATTAGTCAAGAAATGGGATACTCAGAAAGAAGTATCGAAAGAATGAAAAGCATTGCCTTGGTTGAGTTTGCTGAAGCTTATAAAAACGGTAAATTGATTGCTTACCGATAACTTTGGCGGTTTTTTGGCGGAAATATGGCGGTTTTAACCGTAAAATAGGTGTTATTATGATATTGTCAGAGTTAGGGGCAGACTTACTATTCACACAAATAAAACTTGAAGGGAGGAAATCTTCCTTCGTTAATCTTTCACGTGAGCATGCTTCTACTTTAAGACAAACATTCGAAAACAGATTGGAGGAAGGTTCCTTATCTAGTCTAGTTTTTGAAATACGCTAAAGTCCTGGGCTGCGGAAACAGTCTGGGCAAACGACCGTGTATCGTGTAAATATTGCCTACTATGCACGGATAGTAGTGCCATTTGAAGATTTCCTTATTGACTCCTCGGCATAATGGACGGTGCCGGGGTGTTTTTATGCTTGCATAGCTCAATGGATAGAGCATTCGCCTTCTAAGCGAACGGTCGCAAGTTCGAATCTTGCTGCAAGTGTTAATTATATCGAAAGGAGTTGAGTAGCATGAAACTAACAGAAAAACAAAAGAGATTTGCTGATGAATACATTATTAGCGGTAATGCTACTCAATCAGCGATTAAGGCTGGATATAGTTCGAAATACGCTAATACTAATGCATCTAAATTACTACAAAATACTACAATCAAAAGCTATATTGACGAACGCCTCGAAGAATTGAAATCAGAGCGTACAGCAGACGCGCAAGAAGTTTTGGAGTATCTCACATCAGTCATGCGTGGAAACGAAACAGAAGAGGTCCTGATTGGCGTAGGCGAAGGTATGCAATCGACTATTCAAAAGGAAGTTGGAGCAAAAGACAGATTGAAAGCAGCTGAATTACTTGGCAAGAGATTTGCATTGTTCACTGATAAAACAGAAGTGGCTGTGTCTGAAATTCCAACATTTGTTGACGATATTGATGGTGATACAGATGGCGGTTAAACGAATATCTGAGTTATTGCCTAAAGCATTTCATAATACGTGGAAAGCCGCGAAAAACCCAAACATTTTGCACGTTGTTGAAAAAGGTGGCCGTGGCTCTGGAAAATCTACAGCGATTGGACACATTATCACACAATTCATGATGAGATATCCGATTAATGTTGTCGGTATCCGATACGTTGACAACACGTTGGAACAGTCAATTTACGAGCAAATGAAGTGGGCTATCGAACAGCAAGGTGTGTCTAGGTGGTTTAAATTTAATAAATCGCCGCTAAAAATCACTTACTTACCGCGTGGCAATTATATGATTTTCAGAGGCGCTCAAAATCCAGAACGTATTAAATCATTAAAAGATAGTCGCTTTCCATTCGCGATCGCTTGGTTCGAAGAGGAAGCCGAATTTAAAACAGAAGATGAGATTTCGACCATCACTAACTCAATCATTCGCGCGGAGTTAGAAGATGGTCTTTTTTATAAATTTTTCCATAGTTACAATCCGCCAAAACGTAAGCAGAATTGGGTAAACAAAAAGTACGAAACGAGCTTTCAACCGAAAAATACTTTTGTGCATCATTCGACTTATTTTGATAATCCACACATTGCCAAAGATTTCATTGATGAAGCGCTGGCAACCAAAGCAAGAAATGAACGCAAATACGAATGGGAATACTTAGGGAAAGCAATCGGATCTGGTGTGGTGCCTTTTGATAACCTTAAAGTAAAAGCAGGAAGTATCACAGATGAGATGGTGGCTAACTTCGATAATATTCGAAACGGCTTAGACTTTGGTTATGCCACGGACCCACTGGCTTTTGTTCGTTGGCATTATGACAAGAAAAAGAATGGTATTTACGCAATTGATGAAATATATGGCGTGAAAATAAGTAATCGTGAGTTAGCGATTAAGTTAAAAGAAAAAGGCTATCAGCATGACGAAATGTTTGCTGACTCAGCTGAACCTAAATCGATTGATGAGTTAATAATTGACCATGATATTTCGCATGTTTTTGGTGTAAAAAAAGGACCTGATTCAGTGGAATATGGCGAGCAATGGCTGGATGATTTAGATTTTATATGTATTGATCCAGAACGAACACCGAACATTGCCAAAGAATTTGAGAATATCGACTATCAAACAGATAAAGATGGCAATCCAAAAGCGAGATTAGAAGATAAAGACAATCATACTATTGATGCCACAAGATATGCGTTTAGTAATGATATGCGTAAAAATACTGGCGGTATTCAAGGCGTTTGATTGATATAGAGGAGTGATGAGATGTACGCAAATGGAGAAGTGATGAATAGACCTTTGATAATGACTTATTCAAAAGATAAGGAAATTACAGAATCGGTGGTTTGGAAATTTATTGAGAAGCATCAAGTTGAAAAGAAGAGATATCAATATCTTGCCAAAGCGTATCGAGGTGATATGGAAATATTTGATTATCCTAAAAAAGAAAAGCATAAACCGGATAATCGTGTTGCGGTTGCTTTTCCAAAATATATTGTGGATACGTTTGTTGGATATTTCAACGGTATTCCAATCAAAAAGCATATCCAAGATGATAATTTAAACAAGTTGTTACAAGATTTTGACGATATAAATGATATGGAAGATGAAGAACATGAACTAGCGAAGTTAGCTTGTATTTATGGCCGAGCATACGAATTGATGTATCAGGATGAAGATGCCGTAACCAATGTTGTATACAATTCTCCGGAAGATTTGTTTATTGTTTATGATGACACGATTAAACAAGAACCATTATTTGCTGTTAGGTATGGATATGAAAAATCACTACTTGTAGGTGTTAATGATAGATTGGTTGGTACTTTGTACACAAAAGATTATCAAATTACTTTGAGTGGCAATGGTACGACGGTTCAGTTTGGAGAGATGACACCTAATGTATATGATAGCTTACCTGTGAATGAATTTTTCTTAAATGATGAACGTATGGGTATTTTTGAAATCGTGATGCCTTTGATTAATGGGTATAACAAAGCCTTGTCAGAAAAAGCAAATGATGTTGATTATTTCAGCGACCAATATTTGCTGTTTTTGGGGGCTAAAGTGGACGCAGACAAGCTTAATAAAGTCATTAGGGATAATAGGGTTATTAACTATTACGGTGGCGATATGGGCAATGTAGACGTCAGATTTTTGGAAAAGCCAAACAGTGATACGCAAACTGAAAATCTGTTAAATCGTTTAGAAGATATGATATTTGCAATGTCTATGGTAGCCAATATCACAGATGAATCATTTGGTAATGCATCTGGTACATCCTTAGCGTATAAATTGCAGTCTATGAGTAACATGGCCTTATCATTCGAGCGTAAATATCAGTCTAGCTTAAATAGACGCTATAAATTATTTTTCAGTTTATCAACCAATGTTCCCGAACAATCAAAAAATGAGTGGCGGTCAATCGAGTATAAATTTACACGAAATGCACCTAAGAATTTATTGGAAGAAGCACAAACTGCTGCTCAATTAATGTCAGTAACAAGTGAAGAAACAGCTTTATCTGTTTTATCTATCATTCCAGATGTACAAAATGAAGTGAAGGCGATTGAAGAAGAACGAAAATCTAAATTAATCATGCAGCCTTTGTTTGATGATGATCAGCAGGATACAAGCAATCGGAAAAATATAGATAATACCACAGCTACTAATAAAGCGAACAGGAAGTGATTTGAATGAATTACTTTCAAAAGCGCGAATTAGAGTGGCAGAAACAACAAATTAAAGATGATAAACGCAGAATGGCAGAAATCAAAGCTATGATGGTTGAGTTGCAAGATGCTATTCAAGAAGAAATAGAGCGTAATTGGTATGTGTTTAGTTCCGGACAAGGTATTTCAATGGAAGAAGCATATAAGCGCTCAAATGAGTTGGATGTAGTTAGGTTTGCTAAAAAGGCAAAGAAATACGTGAAGAATCGTGATTTCAGTCCACAAGCAAACAAGGAATTAAAGCTTTACAATTTAACTATGCGTGTCAATCGGCTTGAATTATTGAAAGCAAATATCGGATTAGAACTCATTCGAACATTTGATGAAATTGATAAATACATATCCAATGAATTAACTACTGTTGCTAAGGAAGAAATGAAGCGTCAAGCCGGTATTTTGTACATTGATGTTAGTAAGAACGAATATACAAGCATGTTGAAACAAATTGCCAATGGTTCATTTCAAGGCGTTGAGTTTTCTAATTTAATTTGGAGTTATCAGAATGAATTGAAGGCTGATTTGAGTAAACTTTTGCAACGTTCAATCGTGTTAGGGCGCAATCCAAAAATGTTAGCACCCGAATTAAAAAAATACCTAACAGAAGAAGGAAAAATGAATGCGAAGTTTAACACGCAACGATTGATGGTTTCAGAAACAACGAATATTCAAATCGCCATTCAGAAACAAAGCTATCTAGATGCTGGTATTGAAAAATATGGTTACAACGCAGAACCGAATGCTTGCAGTGTATGCGCTAAATTAAAAGATAAAACTTTTTTAGTGTCAGAGATGATGCCAGGGAAGAATGCACCATCCATGCATCCGTTTTGTAGATGTAGTACGTATCCGGTGTTTGAAATAGATCATGCTGTGGATGAGTTGAAAACAGACAAAACAGGTAACAATGGGAAAAATGAAAAAGTAGATAAAGTGGATAAGGATGAATTGAATTCTGGCAAGGGACGAAGTATAATTGAGTTGTATAAGGATATACTTACTGATGAAGAGTATGCAGCTATATTAAGATATATTAGTTCTGAGTCGTATATATTAAATGAGTTGATGAGAAACGATATCGAATTGCCAGATAATCTACAGAAGTTGCGCGATAATCTGATTAGCGCCTTGGATAAATTACCTAAGTATTCAGGAGAAATAAACAGGTCGTTATATTTTGACGATAAAGGCGTTGAAGATTTCGTTAAGTTACATAATATTGGAGAAACTGTTAGCTATAAACACTTTTTATCTTTTTCTACCAAAATTTATGATGAAGAAGATAGTGTACGGTTAAAAATACCTAGTTCGAAAAATAGCACAGACTTAAGAAATATTAACCCTAATGAGATGGAGACACTCTATAAACCATCTCAAAGATTTATAGTGAAAGATAAATATTTTGAGGAAGGAAAGCCAATTATTGTATTGGAGGAAGTAGAATGAAAGAATTTAGCGATCCAAGATGGCATGATACAATACTGCCTGACGTTATTGATAGTAGAGAACAAACAGAAGAAGAAAAAAAGAGAGAAAAAGAGTTTAATGAACAGTTTGAGAAATGGTTAGAAAAAAGGAAGTTAAAACGACAATCAGAGAAGCAAAAAAAAACAAACTAACTAGCATCTAGTCAAAATGATTAGGTGCTATTTTTATACACAAAATCAGGAGGTGGTGGCATGTACGGAATTGTATGGACTTTCTTTTTTATCTTAATTGCTATTCCAATGCTGGCTATATCTGCTGGAGTAGCATTAGTCATTCTGTCGTGGTTTGACAAAATAAGTAAAGAGATATTTTTCAAGAGGTATCGGAGATGAGAGTAACTTATGTATACAATGGTGTCTGCATGTATAGCGACAACGAAATCATATGGCGAGCGCTAAGAAGTCGTTGTAGTGTGATAGAAAGAGTGTTAGCTAAGAACAATCTAACTCTAGTAGAACGCAGACAACTACAAGATGAATACGAGCGAACCTATGCTCTAACAGAAAAAATTTAG